TGAGGCTATTAATTGGGCCCTTAACAAGGTCACAAACGTGACCAGCACTCAGAAGGCCGTACTCATTGCCTTAGCGGATAGGGCAGACGCTCAAGGGAAATGCTTTCCTAGCTATCAAGACATCATCACCAGAAGTTGCGCGTCACGCAATGCAGTCTGCAGCGCACTAGCCGCCTTGGTGGAAAAAGGTCTTATCTCCAAAGAGCCGAGATTTAACAAGTCTACGGTTTATACTCTAAATCTTGGTGGTATAGAAATAAAGACTGGTGATAGTGGTATTGATTTAAAGACTGGTAGCGGTACGCAATTAAAGACCGCTAGCGGTATAGAATTAAATACTCTAACCACCATAGAACCATCAAGTAACAACCAAAGGGGTAAACGTGGCCGTTACAAGCCGCCGGAGGAAGTCGATAAAAGTGTCTGGAAGGACTGGGTGGCGTATCGTAAAGAGTTTAAGGGGCCTACTACCGATAGATCGCTGGCGATAGTTGCCAACAAGTTAAAGCCCTTGAGTCATGCCAAGCAGAGGGAGTGCGTTGACATGGCTATTGAGTGTGGGTGGAAATCAGTGTTTCCTAAAGACAATAAAAATGATGGGGAGTTTATTCTGTGAGACAGATACAACAGTCAGAGGTTGAGGATTTTACCGATAAAGACTTGCAAGACGTTTATGGCAAGGTCGAGGATTTAGACGTTGTAGACATTGATGCGTTTCGGGAGGAGTTTCTTAACCATCTAGTAACCGATGCGGCCCAGTCGGGCATTCAGTTGCCCTGGGCTGAGACAAGCGATCTTGTCAGGCTTAGGATGGGCGAGGTTTCAGTCTGGGCGGGTATTAACGGCCACATGAAATCTACCGTTTTAAACCAGTGCCTTACATGGGCAGCATCAAAGGTTCCCGTTGGGTTAGCTAGCTTTGAGATGAGCGTTAAGGATACTGCCAAGCTAATGTGTATGCAGTCAGCCGCTAGCGATCAGCCAACCAGGGATTACGGCGAGCGGTTTGCCAATTGGTCAAAGGACAAGATTTTTTGGTATCGGATACTTGGAGGGGTTCAGCCTATTCAATGCTTAGGGGCGATTGTCGCGATGGCAAGGCGAGGCTGCAAGATCGTTGCCATTGATAATCTACAGTTTACTGGCGTCACGGAGGACATACAGCGTGAGCGGTTATTTTTTAATCAACTCATGGGATTGGCTGAGGCGCTGGATATACACATTGCTGTTGTGCATCACGTTAGGAAGCCAGAGCGGGGGGGAGATGAGTATGTCCCGACTCGCTTTGATGTACGAGGCGGCGGGACGATTACGGATCAGTGCCACCTTTTGATGATCGTCTGGCATAACAAAAAAAGGAAAGAGGCGCTAAACAAGCAGATGTATGGGATACCGCTAAACGAAAGAGAGCAAGAGGTTTTAGAAAAGCAGTCAGACCTCAAGCTGGTAGTGGCAAAACAGCGTCATGGCACTGGCTTTGAGGGAACGATAGGGCTTTATCAGACATCTGGCCGGGCGTTTAAAAAGAGGGAGAACTCAACCGCGCTGATATTGGAGGGCATATGAATCGCGAAATGAGCCTGGATGAGGCGATAGAAATATACACGAGAACCGAGAGCTTTTGCTCTAGCACCCCTTTTACTAAAAGCGATATGTCAACAAGGCTCAAACAAAGTAATGAGTTTGCGATGGACGCTATCAGAGTGATGCTGCTGGATGACGTTATTGTTCCAACGGTAAAAGACTCAAAAGGGAATGAGCGTTTTATAAAGAGCAGCGAGTGCCGCAAGTTAATCATTAAAAAATGGAGGAAAGAAAATGTCGGAGAGCTTGCATATTACAAAGGATTTAACCACTTCGGCAATGCAGATACAGGTTGGCGGGGAGCATTATAAGAACATGGCAATTGGGCCATTGGAATACGCCCTAGCCAATAACTTAGGCCCGTGTGAGCATGGAGTGATTAAGTACGTGTCTCGGTACAAAGATAAAGGTGGCGTTGATGATCTTCGTAAGGCCCGGCATCTGCTAGATATTATGATTGAGCGGCTTGTTAAAAATGTCTGAGTTTTGGATTATTAAAGATGCGACGCAAATCACTGAAAGATTGGTGTTTTTTGAGCGATGGTTGAGAGATAATTGGAATTGGGAGTATCCAGTACAGTTTAAAGTTGGCCGCTATCAAGAGAAGCGGTCGCTATCGCAGAATGCTCTGTTCCATGTTTGGTGCCGAGAGATGGCAGATCACTTCTCATCGAAGGGCGCAGACATAACAGAGGCAACGATGAAAGAGCTTCTCAAGTACAAGTTTCTTGGCACAGAAGATCGAGTAATCCACAAAACCGTTATTCCGGGGCAGGTTAGGGAAACCAGCGGCCTCGGTAGAGGGGAGATGATGGATTTTATGGATCAGGTGCAAAGCTGGGCGCTAGACCACGGAGTAAAGCTAACCTGTCCCATAGATTCGGAGTATATGAAACTCAAAGGGGGTTAGTGTGGGCCATCCATTACTACAGTTTTGCCAAACACAAGAGCAAGCAGATGCAGTCACGCTGACTGAAATTGAGGGTCTTAGCCAAAGAGAGGCCGCGTCAAGGCTAGGAATCTGCAGAACAGCGTTAAGAGATAGGCTGACAGTTGTTAAAAACAAGGCTGCAAAAAGAGGCTACAGTCCAAGTAATGACTGGAACCACCCAGTGCCAGACGGCCATAAGATCAAGGGCGTATCAACCTTCTACGACGAAAACGGCAAGCCAATTCGCCAATGGGTCAAAAGCCAGACTGATGAAGAGCGTCAGTTTGAGATACTTATTGAGAGGATAGAGAGCGCCACTAAAAGCCTACCGAAATTTAAGCCCACAAAACCCCCAGCGTCCTCAAACCAAAATCTTCTATCCCTTCTAACGATCACGGACTTTCATCTCGGCATGAAGGCGTGGAAGGACTCAGATGGGGATGACTGGGACGTGAAGATTGCCCGCGATGTTTTCTTAAACTCAATACATGACATGATCAATGGAAGCCCCAAGTCTGGAGTCGGCATCTTGAACCAGCTAGGCGATTTTTTGCACTGGGATGGACTAGTGCAGGTAACGCCCACTTCTGGCCACCACCTCACAGGAGACGATAGATATTCGAAGCTGGTGGAGCTAACCATTAACGTAATGACTGAGGCTGTTCAGATCATGCTTAAGCGGTTCGGAAGGGTTGTCGTAGTTCAGGCAGAGGGCAATCATGACCTTGCCTCTAGCGTTTGGATGCGTAAATTCATAAAGCATCGGTTTGAAGATGACCCTCGAGTAGAGGTCATTGACAACGAATTTCCGTATTACGCCTACCAGCACGGAGATATCATGCTGGGGTTTCATCACGGTCACCGCATGAAAATGGCCCAGCTTCAAAAGCTGTTCGCCAGCGAGCCGAGGTTTAGGGAAATGTGGGGGCTCTGCAAACACGCGTACATCCATGTCGGGCACCTGCACCATGAGCGGGTCCTAGACGACGCTGGGGCCACGATAGAACAGCATCCTACCCTCGCGGCCCGCGACAATTACAGCAGTTCTCACGGGTACGTCAGTCAACGAGGCGCAAAGTGCATTACCTACGACAAGATAGAAGGTGAGGTATCGCGCATAACTGTGAGGCCAAGAGCATGATTGAATTAATGGGCGTGAAGTTGCCAAAGGGTGAGGCGATCCTACTAACGGCAGAGGTTGGTGGCGCGGTATCAGACTTATCAAACCCAAAATTAACGGTTGTTTACACTGATACGTTTTCTGAGGGCATCACAATAAATATGACAATTAGCGATTTTTTTGATCTATGGATGTCATGTTTAATGACTGACCTTGAGGTCGTGGAAATAGCGGAGCCTGATAATGTCCATTAAACGAGATGCGGCAGATATTTGGTTTAGCAAGTGCGTAAGGGCCAGGGATGAGTATTGCCTTTATTGCGGCAGGCCAGACACCCTGGAGTGCTGCCACATCTACGGCAGGCGATCAAAGGTGGTGAGGTGGTCATTAGATAACGCTGTGACGCTCTGCCATGCCCATCATAGGCACTTTACGGAGAACCCAGTGGCTTTCCATGACTGGCTGACAAACACGCTAGGAGAGGGGCATATGGAGCTTCTGAGGGAGAAGGCTAGGGGGATTATGAAAACGGACAAAAAACTCAGGGCCGAGATCGCCAAGCACTACCGCGAAGAGTTAAAAATGCTTGAAAATGACCCAGAGTATACGGTTATAAGCTACAACTGACTTATAACTAAATGTTAGATGACACAACAGGTGTGATGTGGCACTCTCTGAGGCATGAAAGTATTAGATTTATTCGCGGGTATCGGTGGGTTTACGCTTGGCTTAGAGCGAGCAGGCTTTGAGACCGTTGCGTTTTGTGAAATCGAGCCATATGCCCAGAAAGTATTAAAAAAACATTGGCCGGGAGTGCCTATTTATGACGATGTCAGACAACTTACAGCAGAGCGACTGGCTGCAGACGGAATTGGAGTCGATGTCATCACAGGAGGGTTCCCCTGCCAAGACATCTCAGCCGCAGGGCGACAAGCAGGCATTGATGGCGAGCGAAGTGGATTGTGGAGTGAAATCGCCCGTCTTATTGGCGAGTTACAACCCCGATACGCAATCATGGAAAACGTCACAAACCTCATTAGTGGCGACAGGGGACGATGGTTTGGACGAGTTCTCAGAGACTTGGCCGAGATCGGGTATGACGCGGAATGGCACTGCATACCAGCTTCCGCGATTGGCGCGCACCATCACAGAGATAGGGTCTGGATTATCTGCTACCAAAGAGGAGTTTTATTGGAGAACACCAGACACAGGAAGTGGAGGGACGCCGAAAGCCATTTTCGAGGGAAAGACACATCGAAAGAGTGGCAGCGCGATACAAATAAGACTGAGCGATCAAGTGAAATTATGGCCGACTCCAACTGCGAACGAGGACGCGGCAGGGACTCCGAACGGCAAGATGCAAAAGATGCTTGGCAATCATCCATCCTTACGCGGAAACACGCCCGAAGAATGGGCGCTTGGGACGTTGAACCCGACGTGGGTAGAGTGGCTAATGGGGTTCCCGCTAGATCACACCGACTTAAATGCTTAGGCAATGCAGTGGTTCCGCAAATACCTGAGTTAATTGGAAGAGCAATAATGGAGTTTGAGGATGACAGAAACACAGCACTATAAGGCCAGGGCGTCCATGTACCGAGCCATCACTTTCTCAATGATCGTTAGGCTTGAGGATGATGAGTCCGTCATGCGCGATCTTATCCAGAAGTTTAGGGAGGTCGAGGCCAGCCCAGATTACAATTCACCAGAATGGAGAGAAGCCAATGGCATTCCGTTCGATTGATGACCACCTGCTTGAGACCTTTGTGAGCCAAAAGTTCCATTGGAAAACTCTAAATCACGCGCAGCAGTTGTCTATGGCCGTTGAGCTTATGAAGCATCGTTATATGGAGCGCAAGCTGTATCGGTTCTTAGAGTCTGTGATAGAGGACAAAGAGTCGTGGAAAAAATACCGTGATTTGTTGGTAGAGGAAGCGAAGCGTGAAACGACAACTGCCGGATGATGATTACTACATGAGCCTGCAAGAGATTGCGGATGAGTTAGGCGTGACCCGGCAGGTAGTTTGGGCAATAGAAAAGCGAGCAATCGCAAAGATAAGAAATAAATTAAGGGAGTGGAGTGATGGAGAGGAATGTATTGGTGATACCGCTAGTGGTGACGAGCCTTTTGTTAGTGCTGGCGGTGATGACTGGGGACTTCGAGGACTCGAAGCAAAGGGTAGAGAACTACTGCGAGATGCACCGGCTATACCTCAAGTCGAATGGGGAGAATGGTTGGCCTGACTATAACGGCAACTATTCAGAGGTTTGCCGATGAAATCTGCGCCGGTTTTAGATGCTTGCTGTGGCGGTCGTATGATGTGGTTTGACAGGCAAGACAAAAGAGCCGTATTCGCAGATTGCAGGGAAGGCGAACTTGATGTAAGCCACTGCAAAACAAACCCGGGTAGGAAAGCTGTTTATCCTGACGTCATTCACGACTTCAGGAAAATGAATTTTTCCGATAATTCATTTTGGCACGTTGTTTTTGACCCGCCGCACGTTAGGGGTATCTCTATGAAGTCTGTTACCGGCTTTAGCTATGGCTCGCTGGATAAAAACACATGGAAGCAAGATTTAGAGGCTGGATTCAAGGAGTGCTTTCGCGTCCTCAAGCCAAGCGGGACGCTTATCTTTAAGTGGAACGAGGTAGATATACCATTAAAAGATGTGCTGGCGCTAACACCAGAAAGGCCTCTATATGGTCATCGTAGCGGCAAAAAGGCTAACACGCATTGGGTCGCGTTTATCAAAGAATGTGCGGAGGTTTGCTAGTGAGCTTTAAGTTGACAGAGCCATCTTGACTTGGCTGGCGATGAAACCATTCCTTGTTTTTGCGGAGATTAGCATGGACTTTAATCATGTGTTTTTGCGGAGATTAGCATGAACCTAAAGCATGAAGGCATCGCAGCCATACTGGTCTTGTTGCTGATATCGGCAGGTCTTGAAGGATGTACAATGTATCAATTCTTTGATCCGCAATAAGGGTGGCTTAGTGACCAGGCAGTTTTATTGGATGGCTGAAGACTTTGAGGTCGATGACGCAAAATATGCGCTTGAGGCTGCTGAGAGCATGGCAAAGCGTTTTAAAACGGATGTGGTCATCCTGTTTGATTTAAGGACTAAGTTTGCCGATGAGCATCAAGGGAATTATTTAGAGATTATTAAGTACGAAGAACTCTAGCCCCAAAACTCCAAGGGCGAGCCGTGGCGTCTGAAGGCTAAATGAAGTGCAAGGGGCTTGTATTCATGGGTGCCAATTTAGCCATCCACGGCATGAAATCATAGGGGAATATTATGCGGCAGGCGGTAGTATTGGATTGGAGACCAGTAGCCTACGGTGAGATGCCAGACGTTGAGGGTACGTATTTAGTTGCCTTTAGCGATGGGACGGTAGAAAGCTGGCCGATGTCCATACAAGAGATCAACGCCGGGGAGGTAAGGACAAGCCTAATCACCGGAATGTATTGGGCGCATCCGATACCGCATCCTGACCCATAAAGTCACAATGTGACAAAAAACGTCACTTGTGGTTAAATTTTAACCAAATTAGTCAAAAGGTTAAGTACAAAGTATGCCTAGCAGAAAGGGTTCACCTAACAGAAACAAGCAATTCCTGCTCAATCGGCTCAAAGATATCTATGGGGATGACTTCGATCCCATCATTAAGATGGCTGAGCAAGCCGCAGAGATACACAAGGCAGCCGTAAAGAGCGAGGATATTGAGGATCGGAAGGATGCTGTAGTGGCGTGGGAGAAGATCGCCAAGTACACGACGCCTGCGCTAAAGGCCATTGAGGTAGACGTTACCTCGGGTGGTAATGACCTGCCTACGATCATAGAGCTTGTAGCCAAGAAGTGAAGACCGGGATAGAGCTACCACCCAAGCTGGTGGATCTCTTTGAGGGTGAGGCTCGCTACCGTTGCGCTTATGGTGGCCGGGGATCAGGTAAAACGCGGTCATTTGCAATTATGGCCGCCGTCCGGGGCTATATGTGGGGAAGAGAAGGACGCCAGGGACAAATCTTATGCGCTCGTGAGTTTATGAATAGTCTTTCTGATTCATCCTTTGAGGAGGTCAGGGGAGCCATAGAATCGCACGATTTCCTCTCGGCATACTACGAGGTAGGGGATACGTTTATTCGCTCAAAAGACCGGAACGTAGACTTTGTATTCGCGGGTCTGCGTAGGAACCTCGATTCCATTAAGTCTAAGGCCCGGATATTACTGTGTTGGGTGGATGAGGCTGAGACTGTTAGCGAGACGGCTTGGATGAAGCTAATCCCCACGATTCGTGAGGAAAAAAGCGAGTGCTGGGTGACATGGAACCCAGAGTCCAAGCTATCAGCGACGCATAAGCGGTTCCGGGAGAATACGCCAGACGACGGCAAGATCATCTCTATTAACTGGGATGAGAACCCATTCTTCCCTAACGTGCTGAACCAGGCGCGATTAGAGGACTTCAACAAGCGGCCAGAGACCTACGATCATGTCTGGGAAGGGTCTTTCTTGACACATCACGAGGGCGCGTATTATTCCCTTGAGATGCGAGACGTTAACGCTGAGGGTAGGATTACGGCGGTTCCTTACGAGCGATCTTCTGGCGTTGTGACGGCATGGGACTTGGGGATAGGTGATACAACCGCGATATGGTTCGCCCAGTTTATTGGCCCAGAGGTTAGGCTGATAGACCATTATGAGGCGTCTGGCGTTGGCTTGGATCATTACGTCCGGGTCTTGCAAAGCAAAGGATACGTCTACGATCAGCACATTCTTCCGCATGACGTTAGAGTCCGAGAACTAGGGACTGGCAAGTCGCGGCTTGAGACGTTACAAGGGTTAGGTCTTAACAACATTCAGATAGCGCCACAGCTTAATGTGGACGATGGAATACAGGCAGTGAGGTCAATGCTGCCGTTATGCTGGTTTGACGCTGAGAGGTGCGATCATGGTATTGAGGCGCTTAGGTCATATCACCGGGAGTATGACGATAAGAACCTGGTGTGGAAGGGTCGCCCTAGTCATGACTGGTCTAGTCACAGTGCTGATTCATTCCGATATCTTGCTGTTGGATACCGTAAGACCTCAAACTGGGGCGAGCCAATCAGAAGGAATCTCCGAGGTATAGCGTGATATAATTGAGTCCCACGCACTTTCTGGCTTGCTTGTATGGCTGACAATCCTTTTAAGGACTATGGTTTTTTTAATGCGCTCTGGGAGTCAAATCCCATGACCGTAATAAAAAACCCCATTGATGTCATGCAGCATATTAGCTTCCCTCAAGCCATGAGCGATAGGATTCAGCGAAAGTATCCAGAGCTTGGCCCTCGCGTTGACCGGGGTCTTTTGGATATGGCGCTTAACTTTGCTGGGGGATACGACTGGGCCGCAAGAGAAGGCATCACGCCAGAGGTCGCTAAGGAAATGGCTAGGGCGTATCAATACCGTCATTATGGCAGTCGGCCAGAGGATTCTATCCAAGACTATTACGAGAACGTGGCTGGCATTGATGCGTTCACGGGTAATCGAGTATCTAACGAGGCGCTCATTGATATGGCGCTGCGCTACGCAAGAGAGAAGGCGGGACAGTAATGGCTAGAAACGGGTTGGGTGATCGCGCCCTTGGATTGTTAGAAGCAATAGGTACAATCGGCTCTTCTGCGCTTGCCGATATTCCGAGAGGCTACGGGAATATCGCTGGACTACTTACTAGTGGCGATTTAGACCAAGCTATAGCGTATGGCGATAGGGTTGCTGAGAATATCACTTATGGCCCTACCGAGCGTTCAGCGCCATATTTAAACGCACTCAGCGAAACCATAAATGACGCCATGTTGTCAGAAGGTATTTTGACTGGCCTTTCGCCAATGGACGTATATCAGTCGGCTCAATCAGGGATTGCATCTCTTGCCCCGGAAGCGGCGGGCGTAACGGGGGCGTTGCTTGAAAGTGTGCTGGCTGGCGCGTTGCCGGCGTCCAAAGCCGGTAGAGCAATTAAGGGTATTGATGGTGATAAGCTGTCGCTAAATTACCCTGATGTTGGCACCCCAATAGATAAGATAGACAAGAAAACCGGCAAAGAGTTTAGATCAAAGGGATTATCTGACGAGGAAAAGCTGGTACAAAAAGAACGTAACAGAATAGCCAAAGAAATGGATGAGGCTGGATATGAGCCAATGTTCCCAGTTGAAGAGCGATACTACGCCGATCCGAGTCTTTATCAGCTTGAAGGGAATACTCGGGTAGATACGCTCCCCAAAAAGCAAGAGACCATTGATAAAAAGATCGCTGAGTTTGATACCCCCCAGGCCAGGGCGGCACTAAATGCTGCATATGATGCCGGTTTGGGGCCGCTTTCTCAGGACTGGTATGCGATGGGCCAGCTTCAAGATGCGTTCATAAAGGAACTCGGCCCAGAAGAAGGTGCAAGGGCTTTCAAGGAGCGATTTGCTGACGCAATGGCTGCAACAACGGGTGGTGCCGACCCGAAAGCAAACCTTTTAATGGCTGCCTATGGCAACTTTTTAAGAGAACAAGGACTGTCGCCTCCATCAGCGGCGTATGAAATGCCGCACCCTATAGGCGGCCGGTATGTGACCGGCAACATGGCAATGTATGACAAGGTCTTAAATCAAGGAGCCGGATTAACCACTGCTGGGCAACCGAAGCGATTTAATTTCTCAGCAAACTTCCTTGGCGATCGGTCAAGGGCTACGATTGACGAGCAAATGAGTCAGGGCATGGCTGGCATAAATGCGCCACCCCAAGGCGCTTACGGCGTCATGGAAGGCATTGTTGCAGATGAGGCCGCAAAGAGAGGTATACAGCCTGCAAACTTTCAAGATGTGGCGTGGGCTGGCTTTAAAAACTACGAAGGTAAGCCTATGATTACCGAGGTAAACGAGATGATTGAGAGAACATCTCGACTTACCGGGAAGACGCCAGAAGAAGTTCTGCGTGGCTTCATTCGCGGGAATATGCCCATGTATGGCATTCTTGGTGCAACAACTGCTGGTATGTTGGCTGGAGGTGATGATGACGGGGCAATGTAATGTATGCGGTATAGACTTTATTGCTGATGAGGATAGCCGGATTTGCGATAGCCCTATCTGCCCTCAGTGTGGAGAAGAGCATGAGCGGTCAATTTTTTTAGAGATTGAAGCTATGGATATGGCAGTCTGATGAAGCCACGCAAAGGGAAAGCCCGTGTTAAAATAACGTCTTCGGGCAAGAAAGTGAGCTACGGACAGGCGGGGAAGGCTAAAGATGGTGGCCCACGAGTAAAGCCCGGCACCAGCAAAGGCGATAGTTATTGCGCTAGATCGGCGGGTCAGATGAAGAAGCACCCGAAGGCGGCGAAAGACCCAAACTCACCGTTACGGCTGTCCCGGAAGCGGTGGAAATGCTCTGGCACCAAATCGAGGAAGAAGTCATGACACCATGTAAGGGTTGCCCTACACCAATGAAGTGCAGGAAAGCTGGCAAGTGTCTAAAGAAAGGAGGCTCTAGTGCCAAAAAAAGGACTGTACGCAAATATTCACGCTAAGCGTAAGCGGATCAAAGAAGGCTCAAAGGAAAAGATGCGTAAGCCTGGATCAAAGGGTGCGCCTACAGCTAAAGCATTCAAAAAAGCCGCTAAAACAGCAAAGAATCGGAAAAAATAGTAAAATTAAACAACGGGCCGCTGCGCCTTTCTATCTTCATAGGAGAATGATATGACGACCAAATTAGCTCTTGACGGTAATGCCAAGCCCATCCAGGTATTACGGCCTAGCACAACGACCGTATTAAACGTGTCTGGTAGCGCCGTAAGCACAAGCGCAATCGCTGGCGATGTTCGGGTTATTCGCCTGGTATCAACGGTAGACTGCCACTACACGCTAAACGCTACAGCAACAACGTCAGCCGTTTATCTGCCTGCCAATTTCGTTGAGTACATCCACATACTAGATCGGGACTATGTCAGCGTCATTACTAGTGGCGCTACGGGTAGCACTTACGTTACAGAGATGTCCTAATGATTGGCGCTTTAAATAGGCTTGGCGTAGAAGTACGTCGGGGCTTATCACAGTTTGCTGTAGGCTCTAAGGAGCCGTCTTTAGGTTTTGACTTTATAGACAACACCTATCTAGCCGACGGCACCAAAAACCTATCCCAAGCCATCACCCACAGCCGCAGCGGTAACGCCACGATGACGGATGGCTATGGGCCTGAGTTGGTGACTAATGGCGACTTCAGCACTGACAGTGATTGGACTAAAGGCACAGGCTGGAGTATTGCCGACGGTGTTGCTTCTTGTGACGGAACAAACGGTCAAACCCTTCTGCAAACATACTCTGGAGGGCTTAGAGATAATGCCGTTTACGAGTTTACCTTTACGGTTTCTAACTATGTTTCTGGGAACATTAGGCCATATATTGGTGGCAACAACGCTGACCTAGTTCTTGTAACCGGCAACGGTACTTACAGGGCTTTGTCGGCAGCGGGTACTGCAAATGATTTTGTGGGCTTTCAGTCGTCTGTATCAAACTTTTCTATAGACAACGTAAGCGTCCGCGAGATACCAGCTATCAAGTGGGCACCGCACAACCTGCTGACGTACTCTGAGGACTTCAGTAATGCGGCTTGGCAGAAATTATCAGACGCAACTGGGTCTTTGCCGGTAATTACAGCAAACGCTACCACCGCTCCTGACGGCTCGCTGACCGCTGACAAAATTGTTTTTGATAAGGGGGACGGGGTTGCTGGGTCTGATTACTCGTTGTTGCGACAGACGGTTGGAGCAATTGACGGTACTTCTTCCGTTTGGCTTCGATCAGATTCGCCAACTACTCTTGAAATCAGTGCAAACGATATAGACTACACGGAAATCTCCGTGGGTACGGACTGGGAACTATTTAGCTTATCAAACGCAGCGGCAACCAGACTTTCCATGGGGTTAAGAGGTTCGTCTCCAGCAAATAACACAGCCACCGTTTATGCATGGGGCGCACACCTCTACCGCAGCGACCTCGGCGGCATGGTGGACAACCCCGAGCGCGGGGACTCATACGTTCCCACCACTGCCTCAGCAAGCTATCTCCCCCGCGTAGGCCACCACGTATACAACGGTGACGCATGGGTGAACGAGGGCTTGCTGCACGAGAGTGAGGCTAGGACTAATCTGGTTACTTACTCGGAGGAGCTAGACGGCACTGGTGGTTACTGGGGACAGACGAATGTCGGGTCTCGCGCCCAAGACGCTACTGGGCCTGACGGCAGTACTTCTGCGGTTACTTTAACCGACAGTGGGGCAACAGGTACGGGAACGGTTCAGTTGTTCGTTGCTGAAACTGTAAGCACATCTACCGTATATACCTTCTCGGCCTTCCTAAAAGCAGATCAGCTAGATTGGGCGATGCTGCGCTGTTCATCCTTCACTACCCCCGCTGACGGAGGAGTATTCTTTGACCTAAGCACGGGGACTATAGGGACGGAAAACGCAGGATATACAGGATTAATTGAGCCAATAGGGAACGGTTGGTATCGCTGCTCAATCACTTTTACCACTGATGTTTCAGACACGTCTGGGACAGTGGCTATTCGCGTAGCAGACGCAGACAACGACACAACAGTAGACCTTGACGGTACTTCTAGCATCCTCGTGTACGGCGTACAACTAGAAGCAGCAGCCACACCCTCAAGCTACATCCCAACGTCAGGCGCAACGGTAACACGCGCAGCAGAAACCTTAACGGTGCCTGCGGCTAACCTACCG